AACCGGTCCATATGCCTTTACCTTCAACATCTTGGTCGATGGTGATATCGCAGTCTTCAAGGGGACTACGGAGCTAACGCTTACTACTGATTACACGGTCAGTATTAACGCGAATGGAACGGGGTCTATCACTCTAACTGTTGCCCTCATAGCATCTGACGTTCTTACAATCATTGGTGGTCGTGAGCTTTCCCGCACGACAGACTTTGTTACAGCCGGGGATCTTCTGGCTTCTAGCTTAAACGAACAGCTAGACAGTAACGTGATTATGACCCAACAGCTTGATGAGAAGCTTGGGCGCGGTCTGTTTGTGAACCCTGGTGATGTGTTCACTGACCTAGAGCTTCCTCTGAAGGATGATCGCAAAGGTACAGTTCTTGGGTTTAATGCTACTACGGGTGATCCAGAGCCAGGTCCAGAGATTGCTGATGTCGATTCACTAGCAAATATCTCTGCTGATATTAAAACCCTTGCTGAGATCCAGGACGGTACGGTTGCGACTGACGCTATTACAAACGTCAATACGATCCGGGCAAATGTTACCACGGTATCCGGCATCTCAGGCAATGTAACGACTGTTGCAGGGATCAGCTCGGACGTTACTACGGTTGCGGCTGATGGCACTGATATCGGTATTGTCGCAGGTATATCGTCTGATGTTACAACTGTTTCTGGTATTAGCGGCAATGTGACTTCGGTTGCTGGAAATGCGTCTAATATTAATACTGTTGCTGCTGACGGTGCTGACATTGGGACCGTGGCAACATCTATTACAAACGTGAACACTGTTGCGACAGACATTGCTAATGTAAATACAAACGCAACAAACATTGCATCGATCAATACTAACGCAACAAACATTACTGACATTCAGAATGCGAGTGCGAATGCTGCGTCTGCTTTAGCCAGTAAGAATGCTGCCGCTACTAGCGCAACCAATAGTGCTAACAGCGCCACTGCTAGTGAAACATCTAGGGTGGCTAGTGTTGCTGCGCAGGCCGCTGCTGAAACTGCGGAGACTAATGCTGAAACAGCACAGACTGCTGCTGAAGCTGCGCAAACTGCGGCTGAAACTGCTGAAACAAACGCTGCCACCAGTGAAACTAATGCTGCAAGCTCTGCTTCATCTGCATCGACTGACGCTGGAACGGCAACGACTAAGGCTGGGGAAGCTGCTGCATCGGCAACGGCGAGTGCAAACTCGGCCACTGCATCTGAGGCGGCTAAGGACGCTGCTCTTGCTGCGCTAGATAACTTCGATGATCGTTATCTTGGAGCCAAGGCTTCCGATCCTACGGTAGACAATGACGGGAACCCTTTAGTTTCTGGAGCATTATATTTTAATACGACTGACGATGTGATGAAGGTGTATGACGGCAGCCAATGGCTTGCTGCTTATGCCTCTCTTTCGGGTGCTTTGCTGGTTAACAACAACCTGTCTGACGTTGCTGACGCTGCTGCATCCCGCACGAACCTTGGCCTTGGCACAGGTAATACTCCTACATTTGCTGGCATTAATACCACTGGCAACGCCACCTTCGGTGACAACGACAAAGCCATCTTCGGCGCGGGGTCTGACCTTAGTATATATTCTGATGGTGCTAACTCTTTTATTAAAGAGGCTGGTGCTGGTGGTTTTTATCTAGATGCACAAAATATTAATATTAGAAATGCGGCAAGTAATGAAACATTTATATCAGCTGTAGCAGACAGTGCAGTAACACTTTACCACAATAACTCATCCAAACTCGCCACCACCAGCACAGGCGTAGACATCACGGGTGTGCTAACTACAGATGGCATCTCTACCTCCGCAGACATTAACTTCGGTGATAACGACAAGGCCATCTTTGGTGCTGGCAGTGACTTGCAGATTTATCATACTGGGTCGCATAGTTACATTCACGATTCTGGTACTGGTAACTTGCGACTCAGAGGGACAAATGTTGGGATTGAAAGTAACGCAGGGCATGACATATTTGTGGGTATTGAAGGCGGTGCAGCAACTATATATCACAACAACGCACCCAAACTCGCCACCACCGCCACAGGTGTAGACATCACGGGTACGGCAGTCACGGACGGTTTAACTGTAGCTGGCAACCTGTCAGTCGATGGCGGCACGATCAAGCTGGACGGGAATTATCCTGTTGGGTCAGACAACGTGGCGTTGGGTGGAAGTACACTTGATGATGGTTCTCTGACGGGTGACAACAATACAGCGATAGGTGCGGCTGCACTTACATCCAATACGTCTGGTAGTTCTAACGTAGCAGTCGGCAGGTATACTATGGTTGCCAACACTACAGGCACATCAAACACTGCGCTTGGTAGAGAGGCATTATCTAGCAACACGACAGGTGTGGAGAACGTAGCCATTGGTCGTGAGGCTATGGATAACAATACCAGCGGCGGCAAGAACGTAGCTGTTGGTTTGCATGCTTTATTGTCCAACACCACCGCCAGCAACAACACGGCGGTTGGGTATCAGGCAGGGTACACGCAAACTACAGGCCATACTAATACAAATGTTGGTATTAAGGCTGGTTACGGAACAACAACAGGCATAGATAATACATATATTGGCCCCTACGCTGGTATTTATATGACCACAGGCTCTAAGAACGTCATCATAGGTAGACATTCTGGCAACTTTGGCGGCTTGGACATCCGCACCTCAAGCAACAACATCGTGCTGTCGGATGGGGATGGTAATCCTAGGATGACTAATAACTCTAATGGTGCGACTAATTTTTATTCTCAGTCTACTGGAACTATGTCATTAATAAATAGTGTTGGCGCTGGGACATCCACTGCTTTGCTGACAGGACTTTATAGTGCGACAGACATAACAGGGACAGGTGGTACAGTTTCCTTAAGGGTTTGGACAAACGGGAACATTCAAAACACAAATAATAGCTATACCGCACTATCCGATCAAAAGCTCAAGGAAAATATTGTAGACGCAAACCCTCAGTGGGAGGACATCAAAGCCCTGAGAGTTCGTAACTACAACATGATTGAAGGTCAAACGCATAGGCAGCTTGGCTTAATCGCTCAAGAGGTTGAAACGGTTTCTGCGGGTTTGGTTTATGAAACACCAGATTATGACACTGATGGAAACGATTTGGGAACAGTTACTAAATCGGTAAATTACTCCGTCCTCTACATGAAAGCAGTCAAGGCACTGCAAGAGGCAATGGATCGCATTGAAACCCTAGAGGCAAAAGTAACTGCCCTAGAAAACGCTTAATCGTAACCAGTCAGAAAAGGAGAAAGACATGACTGATACACCAACTGCGGAAGAAATCGCACAACACTACACAGCAATGGGTCACTCTGTTGATCTGCTAAACGCTGGCAAACCAGAAGATATGGACGATGCTGACTGGACAGACACAGTTGCTCGTAATGTTGAGCATCTCGAAATCATGGTGGCTAAAGACTTCTGGACTACAGAAGATATGACCGCTGCCAATGCTGCAATCGCAGCTAACTCTTAAACTTAACCTGAAAGGAGACCGTTATGAGTAAAAACGAAAAGAACCTCATCACTGTCAACGACACTGAATACAACATCGAAGACTTCACTGACGCACAGAAGACTATGCTGAACCACATCAATGATCTGGATCGTAAGCTAGGCAGCGCACAGTTTAATTTGGATCAGCTTAACGTAGGGCGCAGCGCTTTTGTAAAGATGCTGGCTGACTCTTTAGAACAACCGGAAGAAGAAGATGGATAAAAGAACAGTAGCATCAGCGCATGAACGGATCGACAACATGGAGAAGCAAGTAATTGCAATTCAAACTGAGATGAAAATCCAATTCAAAGATTTGTTTGGTCGCGTCAAACGAATGGAAAGCATTATGCTTGCAACTACAGGCTCAATCATTGCGCTCTTGCTGGCAGTGCTGACGAAGATGGGATGAGGTTTCTTTTAGCTATAGCCATTGCGCTTGCAGGGGTTGCTGCATCTGCGCAAGACAGTGACGTAGTGAAAAGCGAAAGCACTGTCACAAGTAGCGGAACAATGGATACAACGGTCAACTCTCCGCCGCCCTCTGCTATCTCTCCTCAAATATCCGCAAGTAATAGTGACCTGTGTACTGTCGGCGTGGCTGGCGCTGTGCAGACGCAGATACTTGGCATTTCCGCTGGCCGTACTGTGCGGGATATGAACTGCGAGAAGCTGAAGAACGCAAAGACAATGTATGATATGGGCATGAAGGTGGCAGCGGTATCGGTGATGTGCCAAGACGAGCGCATATTTGATGCAATGATGAACGCTGGAACCCCATGCCCCAAGGATGGCTTGATTGGTGATGCGGCTAAAACCGCTTGGGAGATGGAAGCTAACGAAGACCCTGCGCCAGAAATGCAGCGCGGTGCTATAGAAAGTTTGATCGATGGACAAGACTCCAAAACCATTGGCATCGGCGCTGTGCTGGGCGCTCTGGGCCTCCTGCTGTTACTCTGATCCATATGTATTTGGGGTGACAGGCAATGCCGCCGCAAGCGGTCTGTCCTGGTCGATGGGATCGGTGCTTCCCTCACAAGACGGCCTAGATGTAAACGGCCTGATCTACAGATACAGCACCGTTAAGAACGCAGACGATCCAATGAAGGTGCATATTCGCAACGGCAATGCCGATGGCACGGGCTACACGTTCAGCGAGACTGACAATTGGTCAGGCGTTCCAGGCAACACAATCACCAAACAGTTTTCCTTGCCCTATATCCCGGCGTCTCTTTGGGGGAATGGCTCAATTGATGTCGAAGGTACAGGCGAAGTGATCGACCCTGTTGTGATCTACAGCTACCGCTTTGATCCGTGCTACGACCCTCAGCTAGACCCAAACTGTCCGGGCTACGTCAAGCCTGCGCCGCCTGTGATCGAGGTTGAGGTATATGATGCGCTGGAAGATGAAGCGGTAGCAGAAATTTTAAAAGACGAGACCGACTTCAAGTATGATGCGGACGGCAATCTAATTATAGAAGAGGATGAAGAGGAAGAGGAGACGCGCTTGGAGATGGGCCTCATGGCATCGGCCAATGCACTGACACTCACTCAAACCCAAGGGCAGTCCGAGTTGATTAACCAGATAAATTTGCAAACCAACATCGCTATGTATTACAATGCAGGCATAGCAGGGGGAGCTTACGGGGATGTCAATATTTTGACAGAGGTTGATTTGCCCGATAACAAAAAGGCACTGAGAAATAACTTGGCCCAACAATTGCTTCATGAGCAAATGGTGCAAAGCCAATATGGAGATTGATATGAAGTATCTAACCCTTGTTCTATCTTGTGTGGCTATGCCTGCACTTGCAAACAACGTAAATATCAACGGCACTGTTCAGGCGCGTTGCGTTATAACAACGGATACTGTCGGTGTCTACGGCAACCCTACGGCGGACAAACTGACCACGGCATCTGCGAGCGCAGGCGTTGTGCCTGTTGTTCGATACGATGTGGCGTTGGCCAACTACTACACCGCAAAGATCACGCACCCTACATCCTTTAGCTCATCACCCTCACTGAACGACACGGTGACTTGGACTGGGTCAACCGCAGTGCACAATACATCTGACGCTGGAATGTCTGGTTACGATGCAGCTAAAGTGACTTACGGATCGACCACAGAGTTTGCCCTAACCGTTGCTGGATCAACGTGGTTCAAGACTGAAAGCGAAGCGGTATATGGGGTCAGCAAACCATTCCCCGGCGGGACTTACACCGCCCTTGTTGTGGCAGAGTGCATTGCTGATTAGAGCCTGCATATTCCTCTGTCTTGCTGCGCCAGTGGCAGCGCATGATATGACACCTGCATACCCAGAGGTTCGACCCTCTCACGTTGCTGGCGTGGTTCGCGCCGATATGTCTCTCTTTAATGCTCGTAACGATGTCAAATACTATCAGGTCGAAGTATTCGATGAGGCTTGGGGAAACATAAAGTTCTCGTCCCCTAATCGCATAATGAAGGTGGACCACGAAGAGCGTAAAGACTTTGCAGTTTACATTCGTAAGGCTGACATGGACCGGGCGGTTTATCTATGCACTACGTCAAAGATCGTAAAGGATCGTGGTGACAAGCCAATGGTCGCGAGCAAGATATGTTCGAGGCTTGACGGTGGCAGACCGTGAGGGCGCTTTGGATTGCATATGGTGTCTTCTGCATTGCGGTTTCAATCTGGTTTATATCCGCCATACAAGCTAGATCGGATAGTAGTTCTCTCGCTGTGCAACTTCCCAACCCACCGATGAACTATCAATCAGACAGGTTTCGTGCTGGCAACCTAGATTGCAGCAATGCCATTGGTGGCGGCACGACCTTAGAGTGGGGCGTGACAGGTGTGGTCAACAATAACGATGGCAATGTCGGACAAGGTAAGGACATCGGGCTGTATGCTCGTATTGTTATCCCGCTGGACAAGCCGCGAAGCCGCATAAACTGTGATGACCTTTACCAGCTTGAGCTAACACAGCGCAGACTTGAGGTGCAGATGCTTCGTGCTGAATTGCAGGCGTTGCAAGACTTGCAGAATAGCCAAACAAACTCTGAGGGTGAAATGGAGTTTGAGAATTGACTGACCTAACCAAAGTGGCCGATGACATAGATGGACTTGCTGACCGCGAGATCAAGGCTGGCGGTTTCAAGTTTACGTTTGCCTCGGTGGCTGCAATCTTCGCGTTCATTTCCACCATTGTCGGCGGCTTGTACGGTGGCTTTGTTCTCTATCAAAAGATCGAAGAAGTCGCTGGTTTAGATCTCGGTGCATATCAACAACAAATGGAGGTGATGGATGCAAAGGTTTCCGGTATGGCGGAGAAAGTCGAAGAGGCTGTCGAATATTCCAGAGACATCAAGAACGGCCTCAAAGATGATCTGTTGCGAATTGAGCAACAAACTGATCGCATTGAAGACACGGTTCGCATCGTTGAAGACCGGGTGGACAAATCGCTGAGAGAAAACGAAGCTGAAGTAAGATCGCTAATTGATAATGCAGACGTGCGTTTTGAAGCTCAACGTGATAGACTTCGTTCATCGCAAGATACCGAAATGAAAGATTTAGAAAACCGCCTTGACGCAAAATTGCAAAGGGCTCTGGATAACCCCCTATCAGATTAGGAGAAAATCATGCAAGACTATGATCTCAACGGGAACGGACAGCTTGATCCTGAAGAAAAGGCGATGATGCTTGAAGATCGCCGTATGCGTATTGAGGATGACAACGCCCAGCGCGATCAGTCCCGCAAAATGATTTGGTGGGTTCTGGCTGGGATGCTGGGCTATCCATTCTTTGTAATTGTGTCCAGCTACCTCGGTCTGGATGCTGCTTCTGACATCCTTGGTTCGATGGCTACGATTTACTTCCCGGCTACCAGCTTAATTTTGGGTGCTTTCTTTGGTGCAAATGCTTATCAAGCCAAGAAGGACTGATAGATGTTAGGTTCCTTATTAGGCCCAGTCACCAGCATTGTCGGGGGTATTGTCCAAGGCAAGATGGAACAGAAGGCCGCTGAAACCAAGGCCAAGGTCGCCAAGGCTGAAGCTCAAGCCCAGATCATGCTATCTCAGGCCACCTCAGAGGCCGATTGGGAAAAGGTAATGGCTGAAGGCTCTCAAGATAGCTGGAAGGACGAATGGCTTACTATACTGTTCTCTGTGCCGCTCATATTGGCCTTTTGCGGCGAGTGGGGGCGCGATATAGTGGCAGACGGTTTTGTTGCTCTTAATGCCATGCCCGATTACTATAGATATACCTTAGGAGCTATCGTGAGCGCGAGTTTCGGTATCCGTGGTGCAACTAAATTCTTCGGAAAGAAATGATATGATACTTACAGAAAAACAAGTCGAACAGCTATTGCACGGCAATAAGGATTGGGCCGAATGGGTCGAACCATTGCAGACTATGCTCCCAAAATATGAAATCGACACTCCAAACCGGATTGCTATGTTCATGGCTCAGTGTGGTCACGAAAGTAATAACTTCCGCGTCCTGAAGGAAAATCTCAATTACTCCGCGAAAGCTCTTAACGCGATCTTTCCCAAGTATTTTGAACGCGCTGGGCGTGATGCGCAGGAATACCACCGTCAACCTGAAAAGATTGCAAATGTGATCTATGCTAGTCGGATGGGCAATGGCCCCACTGAGAGCGGTGATGGCTGGACACACAAGGGTGCCGGAGTAATCCAGCTCACGGGCAAAAATAATCAAACTGCCTTCGCAAACAGTGTCGGCAAGACGATTGAACGGGCCATTGAGTATTTGGACACTAAAGAAGGCGCTCTCGAGAGTGCCTGTTGGTTTTGGTCAGAGAATAATTTGAACCGATATGCGGATGACATCCTGAAAGCCACAAAGAAAATAAATGGTGGAACAATCGGTCTTGAGGATCGGAAACATCATTATCACGATGCTTTGGAAATTCTGGGTGGCAAGGTTAATCCAGCCCCGCGTCCAACTCTCTTGAAGGTCGGCTCTGAGGGCGAACAGGTCAAGAAAATACAGGAAGTCTTGGGGTTGGATGCTGACGGCATCTTTGGCCAGATGACAGCTAAATATGTGAAAGTTTGGCAAGCTGACAATGGACTTGAGCCAGATGGAATTGTTGGCCCGAAAACCTATGCCAAAATAATTAAATAGTTTGCAAATGTAGCAGGCAAAATGTAGAAATATCGAGCGGGTGGTCCAACATTGTTTGTTGGTTAACGTGCTACCGAATGCGCCACCATTCACACGGCCACCCGCGCGATCTTTCTTAGAATATAATTGCTACCAGGGCCATTACGGCAATGCCACTGGCAAAGCCTGCAAACGCGCCGACCGCGCCTGCAATCTCAATTTTCTTTTCCATTTCCTCTTCGCTCATAGCGTTCCACCTACCTTAGTTTTTTTCTTTATGCTGCGCTGATGATCCTGCCATTTGGCTGCGTAGATTAACTCGTGCTTTACGGAGTAATCCAGATCGCTCTGAAGTATGTCCCGAAACCGATTCTTTAGCTTTCTTTTGTAATGGCCCTTTGAAGTATCTCGCCTAATGCGAACAGGCTCTCTAGTTGCTGCTTGAGGTTGTGCCGGTTCTGTTTTTTTGCAGTCTCGATCATGATTGATAGTTGACGTTGACTTCGGGCCAATGCCTGCTTGCCTTCTTGGTTCATCGCTTTTCTGCCTTCCATCGATAAATTTTATTCCGTATTTTTTTGCGATATCAACAACGGTTTTATACGGTATCGACATAAGAGCAGATGCTTCTTTTTTTGTCAGCTTCATTTCTGCTGCCTTGATGCACTTGATAATATCTTTACCGGTCATTTCTTTTTCCTTCCGTCTGTCTCCCATGTGATACTGTGCTTGCGGCAGAAGGCACTGAGCAAGGCTTGCGACATATCCAGGCTTTCTGCTGCTTTTACTTGCGTCACTTGTCCAGCCAGATCCTCAACCACGCCAATCAGCTCCCGTTTTTGACGCGCCTTCATTTGTTTCCAGGTCTCCATCATTCTTTTCCTAACTGTGCGCCCAGGATCTTGAGGCAATTCTTGTATCGTTTGTCGATCTCTTCTTTGAACCCGTCAGATAGCTTGTCGATTTCTTGTTGGTTTTGCTCGATCAGCTCACGCAGCAACGTCATGCGCTCCCGTGGCGGGATAACGGTCCCTTCTTTGGTGGCTTCCAGTTTGGTATAGGCTGCAATGAGCTTGATGAGATTGGCGGTAAACTCTTGCGCGTCACCTGAACCCTTCTCCTGGCCTATGTGGTTTTTCAGTGTGAGCAGATCCCCGGCTGGTGGTGCTGGTGGCGGCTGCGTAGATTGAGCCTGCTGACTTTGCGCTGCTGCCTTGCGTGGCACAGCATCGATCTCATTGAGGCTGGCATATGTCCCGCCATGCAAGCCAATGGATGCCAGAGCGCGGCCTATGGCGCTGGTTTCTGCGTTCTCCAGGGCGCTTGTCTTGTTGACGTTACCCTGGCCCCTGATTTCTTCAGCCATGCCGGAGCCGACAACCATCCCGGCGCTGTTGGTGATTGATGCCTTGACTACAACTCGCTTGCCATCGTCTGTTAGGATCTCGGTGTTGATCCCGTGATCTGTCCCGAATGCTTTGCGGAATGCTTCAACGCGCACAAACACCTCGGTGTATTTCTTGCCGCCGCGCTGCGTGACGCCGTGGGTGCGATTAAGATCGTTCACCTCGGCCATTGCTTTTTGTAGTTCACTCATTATTTGATCCTCACTGTGACAGACGCGCTGCCCATTTGATATTCGCAACCTGGCACAAGCTCCCCTGCATCCATCTGCTTTTTAATTGCTGCCATGTCTGGCTTGACTGTTACTGTTGTTAGCTGGCTGGGAATGTCGTGCGGATCTATTACCACAACTTTCTTGCGGGGTTTGGTCCGGCTAACTGTTCCTAGAGCGTGTTGGATCTTAGTCTGGCCCATTGCATCGAGCAAGTGACCAATCGTGATCGAGAGCGCTTCCTGTTTTGCTGAGAGGCGTTTTGCTCTGGCGGTGTAGGTTGCTGCTAACTCTTTCGCTGACCCTTCGTAGATTGAGCATTCTGTGCGCTCTTGAATGAGCTTTCCCAGAATGTCCATTGCATCGGTCTCACCGTCCAGCGTGTCAAGAAAGGTGTCCTGATCGTCTCCGGTCAATAGCCTGATGTGATCGGCCATGTCGCGGATCTCTTCGAATTTAATATACATACTTTGCTCCCGATTTTGTGACGGTCCAAATGATCTCGCCGTTGCCGTACTGGTTTTTGTGACGCCGCCCGGTGTCTTCGATTAGTTCCATCTCTTGCAGTTCCGTTAGGCGTGGTCTTATGCTAGTGATAGGCAGCCGCAGAGAGGCGCTTATCTGCTCCCCTGACCCTCCTCCCAGGGTCGAAAGCGCGCGCAGGGTCTCCAATCTCCTGCCTGTAACCTTTGCGGCCACCTGGTGCGCCGCCGCCACCTCAGTGTCCCCTGCATGGCGGTGGTGCATCTTTTTGGTGTTAACCTCATAAATTTTCATCGTCTTGCTCCTTGAATATTGCGCCCTCTCCGTTGCACGTTTCGCATTCAACCGGATCTTCGTATGGCTCCCCGATATCCCGATCAAAGCTCTGGACGCGGTAAGTGACCTCAACCACCTTGCCATCTCCATCGCAGTCCGGGCATACCACTGACGCCCTTTCGCGCTGGTCCTGGAATATGTCTTTGACCTTGCCCATTACAAAACCCCCGCAAAGAAAAACAGAAGGTAGAAGGTGAGAAACAGGCTCAACACTCCGATGGTATCTTTTAGCCACTCTTTCCAATCGTCCATTACAAAACACCCCCCGTTTTAAACTGTATGTATTGTGTTACGTTATCTTCGATCTCGTTATTGAACTCGGCAAACATACGGTCAGCAACCGAAGTGACCTGTGCCACGAAAGCAGGCCAGTCTTGCTCCGCCTCCCAATAGAAGGTCGCAATCGCAAGGGTCCGATTGTATCTTCCGACATTTGCGTCAATGGTTTCGATGATTTCAATCTGTGCCGAAGCATTGTCTGCCATGTTAGATGCTGTGTGCCGTTCCATTACTGAACCCTTCCTGCTAGTTTCTTAAATGTGCTGCAAGCCCGGTCGATGCCGTGTGTGCTGGCTGCGTCTGTGAATTGTTTGCGCGTTACGTTGCGCCCGTTGTTGTCTGTCAGTTGAACCACAAAGCTTTTCTGTGTGTCGCTTTCTGCAATCACAAGATAGCCTGCGTGATAGTCAACTTCGTGAGTTTCTGTTTGCCATAGAGTTTGCATCATGCCGCCTCCCTCAAGCCGCGCAGATATCCGCATTGATAAGGGCTGTCCGCAGGGTCACTGTCAAAAGATGCAATTGCAGCTAATAAATCGAAATCATTTAATTTAGCATCATTACTCGCTTGAGTGCGCCCGGATTGGTATTCAAAGTAATTGTTTAGATTTATACAATTTGCCATCATGCCGCCTCCTCAAGCTGGTCGATTAATTGATCCAGCTCATATTGAGCGGCCACAAGTAAGGTTGCAAAGGCTATGCGGCAAGCGATCTGGCCGAAGCTGTCGCCGGGTTGGCTGATGCCACCGCAATCCTCAAGGTATTGCTCACCATCGCTTGTGTCATTGTCGGCGCAAAAAATGATACCTTTATAGTGGTAGATCGCAGCTTCGTGACCATCGCAAGATTGGTGCAAGAAATCCATTGCGTCATCGCGGTCGCCTGTTTGCTCCCAAGCTTCGATTGCCATTTCTTCTGCTTCTGTAAAAAGTCCCATTGTCCTAGTCTCCTGTTGTGTTGTCCTGTGAATTAGAATAGAGTGATATCACAATAACAGTCAACAACTAAATCAAACTTTTTTTAAAGTATTTGATAAACTGTTGAAAGGAAAGGAAAGAAAGTTGAAATATCAAACGAAGATGGAAGAAAAGAAAGCTCTGGTGGTCCGATTGCCTGCTGGGGTCAAAGCCCGTTTGGATAGCGCTTCGCAGTCTCAGGGGATATCACAAAGCCGTTTGGCGTCTGAGCTGATATCGGAAGGATTGAACCAATCTGTCAGCCTGGAAACGATACTTGATGATGTTGGCGTAGTGATCGAAGACGATGACAAATCAGATGTCACAGACTGGCTGAAACGGATATGACCACGACATATATCTGGCTCCCTGGTCAACCGATCGGCAAGGGTCGCCCCCGGTTCACTCGCATGGGCAGGGTCTACACGCCCGAGAAAACCCGCAAGTTTGAGCATCGATTGGCTGCGGCTGCATCTGATTACATGGCTTTGCACAACTTAGAACCGACAGAGAAGCCATGCCAGATGGTAATCAAGGCGCAGTTTGAGATCCCTAAGAGCTGGACCAAAGCAAGGAAGGCTGCGGCTGCGGCTGATATCATTTATCCCGGCAAGCCTGATATCGACAACATTGCCAAGATCGTCTTGGACAGCTTCAATGGCGTTGTTTTTGCAGATGATGCTCAGGTGTATGATCTCAAGGTATTCAAGCGATACGCCGTTGAGCCTTGTTTAGTCACGACTGTGACCTGGTAACAGAAACGCCCCTGCAATTTCTTGCAAGGGCGATAGGACTGAAGTACACTAGAAGAACCAAAAACAAGTGCAGGGTCAGAATAGGACGATCCTGCCCAAATGAAAAGGGTAAAAGCGATGTCATTCAAAGCGACAAATTGGGCGCTGACCATCAAAGGGCTGAAGCCAGCCACCAAAATCGTGCTGATCTATCTATCTGATCGGTTCAATCCTGATTATGGATGCTTCCCCAGCATATCCAAGCTTGCTGAAGACTGTGAGATGTCAGAGAAGTCGGTGCATACTCACCTGGACAAACTGGAAGCCGCCGGTCTCATTACAAAGACAGCCAGGACAAAGGGAAATGGCATCAAAACGAGCAACAGTTACAAGCTTCATATGTCAACAAATCCCGATATGAAAAATTTACAGAACGGATATGTAAAATTTACAGGTTCCGATGTGAAAAATTTACATACTAACCTAGTAAGTAATAACCATGTAAAAGATAACCTTAATAATATGTCCATTTTTGAGGATCTCTGGGCAATCTATCCAAAGAAGGTTGGCAAGGGTACAGCTCGTAAAGCTCTGGCGACAGCAATGAAGAAAGCTCCAATCGATCAGATCCAGCACTCGCTCTCGCTCTTTGTCCGATCATGGGGCAATCAAGATAAAAAATTCATGCCGCACCTGGCAACCTGGCTGAACGGTGAGCGCTGGGATGATGAGATCCAGCAACCCTCATTGCAGGACATGACCTCAGACCAGCAGATGCAGGCAATCCTTGGCTCACTGGAAACCGACAGAAAGATGATCCAATGAACTACGAACAACGAACCAAATCGATCGGCGCATGGCTCCAGAAAGAGCTTCAGTCGTATGACGTACCGGCAAACCATACGCCCGAAAGAGCAGCAACCGAAATGACCGCAATGGTCGAAGACATCAACAGCGAGATCGTTAGCAGCATAAACGAGGAAGGATTGCAGAACATCCTCCGCAACATGGGCAAAGACATCCGCAAGAACAATCGCACCCGATCATGGCCAACAATCTACAACATGGTCAAAGCAGCACAGAAATGCTCAGACGCATACAAACCACCAATTCTAGGACCGGCAAAGTCAATCGCATGGGACAGTGACGCAATCGAAGCCAGACGAATGAACCGGGGAGATCCAGTCGCAGAGACCTATATCACCGGATCAGGTGCAGACAGACTGCTAGAAAAAAACCTCGTCACGATGAACGTGATCCAAATGTATCGGCAAAGCTTGGAAGAAAACCGCATAGAGACATACGCCAGAAGAGAGCAGCCAGCCGACCCAATAGAGGATTACCCGTTTTGAGACCCAAACAACTCAGAGCCAAAGATCTAAGAGCCTTTGCAATCGTACCAATACGAGCAATCAAAGACCCGCGCATTACGCCCAAGACGCTCCGGGTTCTCATTGCCTTCTGTAGCTACTGCGACAGCATCGGACGCACCTTCGTCAGCAATGAACGCATCGGACAAGACATCGGCAGCAAGAGAACAGCAGTCGGATACCACGTCAGGAAGCTCAGAGACTACGGCTACATGGTTTACGCAAAGCCATTCTACAAAGGCCAGAGATCAACCAGCAACCGTATCGTCTTTGATCCTCACGTTAAATACGAAGACACATTGCGCTCCAGGCTAACAGCCAAACAACAAATGGAACTAAGTGAAGCAGAAACAAACGCACAGCTTCAAGAGCAGATAGATAAATCTGGCACTAACTGCGAGGTTGAACTGGACTTATCTAGGTTAAGGGCTGAATTTCAGTGTCTCACGACAGACTATTTCACGAGGGCAATTGGCGCTGGATGGAGGATCAAGCCGGATGTCGTGCAGTCAGCAGCGATCATGCTGGCTAATCAGGCCGTAGAGCTCCTCACAGAGCCGCACAGTGACGAAACAGAGGCGGCATAGGTATGGGCAGCCAAACGATCTTACCGTCAATGGTTCGGGCTTATACTGGCCCTACCCCAAAACGCAGCACAGAGGCAGGCAGCGCGTCACAGGCAGGCAATCGATCCCCAGCAGCGGCGAATGACGGCCAAATCGCAACAGGCACCCCTTGCCCCCCACCCCCGCCGAC